AACCTCGTCCTTGAACAACGAGCCCGCCTCGATGAACACCTCTGGGGTGTCCACGATGCTGGTGGACGCAATGCTCTCGAAGCTGACAGCGCCGTACTCATCCAGCATACCCATCATCTTGGGCATGCTGTAGTAGACCTTCATGTATTCAAGAACGCATGTGGCCATGGCTTTCACGCCGCGCTCAATCTGCTGCTGTGTGATCTGAAGCTGGCTCGTGTCCTGCTGAGTAAGGACCTGCATCGCCTTGCCAGAACTCACGCCCACCGCTCGCTTGCCGAGGGTGACAGAGTGGATGCCTGACACGTCGCTCATCTCGCCCTGGATACGCATGACGTTATCCATGACGTACGCGGGCATGGCGGCTGCTGCCACCTGCTGTGGCGCACCACCTGCGGGGTTGTAGTAGATCTTCTCACCGGGGCGGCTGGTGATGGACTGCTGGTTAATCCCAGAGGTCTTCGGCACCAGCCACTTGGGGTTGCCCATCAGTTCCACGTTGTGGATGATCTGACTACGAGCCTTATTGTAGAGCAGTTGGAGGTCCAGCAGAGGCGCAAGAAGACTCAGTCCCCACAGCCTGCGGTTGACCTCGGTGTACCGGATGATCTGCACAGGGAAGGTGGAGATTGGAATCTCGTCTTCCTTGAAGAGGTACGTGTTCCCAATCACAATCGCGTGCTTGCCATCGCGCCAGTAGACCTCGAACACCGAGATCCGGTCTTTGGGCGGCTCGTTGGTCGTACCCGTACTCACGGTGCCGTAGTCACTGCTCATCTCGTCAGCGCCAGCGGCCTCGATGATCTCCTCTTTGTCAGGGTACGCCTTCTTCAGGTTGTACTTGCTGACGTAGGTGCGGAGAGCAACCCAAGAGCTATCCTCAGGGCTGATTACACCCTTCTCGAAGAAGATGTCATACGGACCCACAACCTCTGTCCTAACGCGGTCGCGGTCTGGGTCGTAGAACGTGTGAAGCGCGCAGGTGCCGCACTCCACAAGCCACTTGATGGCCGTCTCAAGCGTGTACTTGACGTTGTCGTTATGCCAGTAATACCGGAGGGCAAGCTCGGAACTCTTGGCCTTCTCGATGTCCTCGCTGGACGGAGAGGCGGGCAGTACAACGACCGAGGGGTAGGAAAGGGCCAGGCGCGACGTGATGTTCCTCGTGATGTTGAGGAGCAGATTAACTGTAACCCTGGTTTGTGCATCTGACCCCATCCTCGACGTAACGAAGCCATCAAGCCGCTTGTCGAACGAGAGCCACTGGCGGCCCTCCAAGAACTTGAGGGACATATCCCACAAGCGCCGCTCGCTGGTCTTCTCGGTGTAGGACTCCCGAAGAAGGCCCTTGATGTTTGTGGGAAACTTCTCAGGCATGGCTTCCTAGAGGAAAGGGGCGACCTTGGATGCGAGGTCAATCGCGCCCATGAGTTGGGGCGAGAACATTTCCTTACGGGCAAAGGAGAGGTTGTCGGCCCCTCCCCCTCCCACCATCTGCTGGGCTGCTGCTTGGCGTGCAGCGCCCCCGCCAGCAGGTGAGCCGCCAAACGACTGCATCATCTTCTGAAGCAGTGTCGGGTCAATCCCGCCGTACTTGCCACCGGAGGAGGGGGCGGGCGTGGCAGCCCCAGCGGCTGCCGGGTTCTGCAAACCCTGACCAAGAAACGAGCCCGCAAGGGCTGATGGGTCTAGGCTAAATCCGGCCATCACAGTCCTCCGTAGATCTGATCCATCGCTGGATACTCAGTGGTCTTCGCGGCTTCTAGTTCGTCATGAAGCCTCTTATCTCTCTGCTCCTTTTGGATAAGGAGCCAGAGATAAAACCCAAGTAGGGCCATGACGGATGCCCCCGTGACTAAGCACAAGCCGACGAGAGCATCCATCATGACGAACTCCTACTAGACGGTCAGGGTCAGACCCACCAGCATGCCGTTCTGGTTCGGGTGCGTACAAACGGTGTTGTAGTACCACTTGTAGAACCCTTCCCAGGCGTCGATGCCGTTGGCGCGCAAGATCTCCGTGCCGTCGAGGTCCGCGAAGCCGTGACCCTGAAGCTCAAGGAGCTTCCAAGTGTTGGACTTCATGAAGACCATGCCGCCGTTGTCCACCTGACGTGCCGTCTTGATGGGAACCCCGCCGTAGGACAGGCCGGAGAATCCACCGTCGAGCTTGGACGCCCGCTCACCGCTCACGTTCTGAACGGTGTTAGAGGTTCCCGCCGTCAGTTGGAACAGGGAGCCGTAGAGTTGCCGCTGGAGAGGGGACATCAGGATCATGTCAGGCTCTTCGCCGGAGGCGAGGCTGATCTGATCGAAGATGTTCTGAATCCGAGGCAGCGACACGTTGGCTCGATCATGGTTACCGGCACTGGCCTGAGACAGAACGGCGGAAGAGCGCAGGGTGTTCTCGCCCGTAGCCGTCAGCGTTCGGTCGATGCCGAAGTGCGTCGGGTTGGCGAGGTTGCCGTAGATGCCCTCTGGCTCAGGGTTGAGCAGGTTGTCCGCAACAACCGTCGCCGGGGCCGCACTCTGGGCGTCTGCGATTCGGACAGCGCAAGGAACGCCAGCAGGGAGGCCCGTGAGGTCCAGATCGTTGGGAGCAGCGTTCCGCATCGTGAACGAGCGCGTAGCGACATCAATTGGAGTACCGGCAGCCGCGATGTCACCGAAGGCGTTCGCGCCGCCCCATGTGGCGATCGTGGCGTAGGTGTCCATGCGGATGAACTCGATCCTGAGATCGTTACCCGTCGCGGCCACAGCAGCCCGCACCGTCTCCAACTTCTCGATGTCGCCAGTGAACTCGTAGGTACGAGGGTTGGCGTTCTTGTTCTCGTGCTCGTTGACGAAGCCGAGAACTCGACCACCAGACACGCAGCGACGATCGGAGGCGTTGCGGAAGTCCGTGACCAGACGCTTCATCTCAGCGTCCATCCAGCCGACGAAGGAGCCGACGCCGCCCTTGGCAGCAGCGGCGGTCGCGGGACCGGTGATCTGGAACGTGCCGTACTGGAACCGAGCGTTGACCTGAAGCCGCAGGTAGCCCTGCGAGCCAGCGACCGGAAGCGCGGTGACGCCGCCAACGGTGCCAGCCTCGTCGAGGTACTGAACACCCGTGTTGCGGGCGGTGTGAACGGGGATGATGGCGACCCGACCGTTCCAATCAACGGTCGTCTTCTCCATCAACTCAAGGACCATCATTTCGTTGTTAAGCTGGTCCTGAACGGGACCGATGTAGAATTCCTTCAGGATGTTCTGAAGGGTAGTCTGTGTAGCTACCATTTTAGGTTTCTCCTATTACGCAAAGGGGTTGCCGCCCTTAAGGAACGCCCGGAGAGCTTCGCTCCCCTCTTTGACGTTCTTGGGCTTCGCCGCCTCGCTAGAGACCGGGGCTTCTACAGCACCTGACTTGGCTGGCCTTGGGGCCGCAGCGGGCTTGGCCGCAGCGGGGTTGTCTTTGAGGTAGCGAGAGATCGCCTCCTCCTCGACTTGAGCCATCCATGCACTGTACTGCTCGGCCACGTTCTCCGCTGAGAGCGACGGGTTCTGAGCAACAGCCTGCAAGATTACATCGCGAGTCGCCGACGGATACTTCTGAATCGCAGCGCCCACTTCGGCCTCAAGAGACTGACGCGCCAATGCGACCTCAGTCTCGTGGAGCCGTGCGCTGAGTTGCTGGAGAGCCGGATCTACCGACTTCTGTGCAGTGGGCTCATCTTCGCCCAGCAACTCCTTTAGCCACGCTTCATCGTCATCAGCCTTCGGCTGCGGTGCAGCTTGCGCTGGAGCAGGTTGAGATGCATGACGCTGCGCCTGTTCACGGAGTTGTTCGAGTTGAGCCTTCAACTCTGCCGTCTCCGTCTTGAACTGGTTGCGCGCCTCAATCACCTCTTTGAACCGCGTATACGGGACGCGGTGACCCGGTTGAACCTCTTCTTCCTCAGCCTGGCTGTCACTGGCTTCGGTCTTCTGAGGCTCAGCTTCTGCTCCACCCTCCGCTTCTACCTTTACGTCCCCTGCGGTGTCGGACGAACTGGCGGGATCGGCTTCCTCAACAGGCGCTGCCTCGGCTGGCTCCTCTGCGGGAGCAGCCTCCTGAGCGGGCTCTTCTGCCTGGAGAGTCTCCTCACCAAGCATCATCCCCCGCATCCTCTCAGCATCACCTTCTTGTAGAAAACCCATGTCCCCTCCACCGTTTAACGCCCGGTACGGCGATCATCATGTGCTACGTCAAGCAGCGAGCCTTGGTTGTAAGGCGTTCCCCAACGGTCAGAGTTCTCTTTACCGAAGTGGTCGGAGTATACCTTGCCCGTTGTCCGCTCAAACTGCAAGAGTTCGGCAAAAGTGGAGGGCTTCTTGGCTAAAGACTCCTGCTTCATGGGCTCGATCTGATCAAAACCCATCAGCGCCAACGCATAAGCGAACACCATGTCATCGTGTTTCTTCGACGACGCCTCCGGCTTGCCCTTGTCGTTGTAGACAAATGTGTTCACCTCACACTTCATGCGCTCATCTTCAATGGCCAGCCAGCCCTTGGAGACGTACTCATGAAGCCTAGCCAGCATAACTGGCCTGGTGTTCTGGTTGGTGTTGAAGCCAACTCGATCAAGCCACCTGTCAGCGAGCTTATCGTACTGGGTTCTCCTGAACATATAGGCCCACTCATGAGCCATGAGGTATTCGAGGATGCTGAGGCCGTACGTGTTGGACTCCACAACGCACAGGGCGTTCCACTTCTTGGCCTCTCTCAGCACCACATCGCCAAACTCAGACGGGGGGATCCTCTGATAGTACGTGGCGACCACAACCGGCTTCTTCTTCTCGGTGACATCCATCACGCAAAACGACGAATAGTCCCCGCTGGGTGAGCCTGACGCCACATCAACGCCCATGGTGTAGACGTGATAGGGGATGGGCTCGCTCTGTATGTACTCACGCCGGCCAGAGTTGGCCACTGCGTGGGGGAAGATGACCGGGAAGTACCGCTCACCGCTGGTGATGAAGGCGTGCTCTGCGTCGAGCGGGTACTCTTGGAGGAATATGTTCCAGTTAGCAGCGCACTTCGTCTGATAAGTCAGGTGCGCCCAATTGTACTGTGCTTCCGTGAGGTTATACCTCTTTGCATACTCTTGGACTTTGGGGATTGCGGCCTTGGGCTGCGCTGGCGAAAGATAATTGGGATCTTTCGTCCAGCCGTAGAAGATCTTGGTAAAGCCACTGTCCTCGATCCACATCCGGTGGGCGTCGTTGATGCCGTTAGCGGTGGTTTCAAGGACAATCTCAGCACCAGGGCCAGCGGTCTGGAAGGCAGCCGCAATGGTTCGATCTACGTCGTTCCAGAAAGCAAACTCTGAGCAGTGAAGGCTCTGGTACGTCGTTCCGCGAAAGGAGTCGGAGTTTGCCGTCGCAACGCGGATCAGTCCACCATGAAAGAACACCAACTCCCTGACGTTCGACTTCTGAGTGGGGAACTTCAGGAAGTTAGGCAGGAGTTCATACGCTCTTTTGTAGATCTCAAAAATGACCTGAGCGCTCTCGGCGCTGTGCGCGATGACACACACCCGGAAGTTCGGGATGAACATCGCCTTCCACAGGTTCCGCATCGCGATGGCCGTCGTCATGCCAAGCTGACGAGCCTTCAGGATGTAGACCCAGCGGTAGTCCTCGACAGAGTCGTAGAACTCTGCCTGCGCGGGCTTGGGATCGAAGTACACCGATCGCCCGCGCTTATCTACAATCTTCAGGTGCTTGCAGAACTCACTGAAGTTCTTGGCGCAGGCGGCGATGCGCTTGGCATCGGCACCAGATGACATCAGTGAACGCTATCCTCTTCGGAGTCCCGATGCTCCGCAGCCTTGCCCAAGATGCGCCCAATGTCCTGCGGGGAAAGCTCGCTGGTCTTCAGGGCCTCGGTCTTGGCCTTGATAAAGTTGATCTCAGCAGCCGCCTTCTCGCGAGACAATTCGTCCAGTTCCTTGCGGTGGGCCGCTGTTGACCGGGATGCGGTCCTGAACTCATCGCGAGTGCGCTCCAAGATCCAAGCAGCAGCGCGCCAATCCTTCTGGGAGTGGAACGTAATCTGATCGACCAAGGCAATAGTCCCAACCGCCTCAGCCCTCTCAACATCAGCAGCGAACTCGGCCTTCGCCTCGTCCTTCAGCCAATAGCGGAGGGTGCGGATGGAGATGCCGGCACGCTTGCACACAGAGGTGCGAGTATGACCAGCCTCAAGACCCTTGATGATCGTCTTGGTTACACCAAGGCAGAACTTGTTAGACATCACACCCTCCCGCGACCAGTGAAACGCTTCAGAGCAGCAGACCGCTCCGCAGGCTTGGAATGCTCGGCCAGGCAGATGTGAAAGGCCGAGAGGAAGTCAGTCACGTTGATCCCAAAGCGCACCTTATCGAAATGGCGCTTGTTGGAGTTCACCGGATTGTCCTCCATCTTCTTGCTCATCGTCAGCAGAACCTTCCGGCAGACGCGGTGCTTCGGGGACAACTCCTTGTCACGGTACGGGGCCAGCTTGATCAAAGCATCCTGAATAAACCCTATCGTGATGTGGCGCGTCGTCTTGACGTTCAGGTCCTCGTCCATGTTCATGGGGTTGTAGAAGAGCATATCAACGCTCTTCTTCACCTCGCCCAAGGTCTCCGCGAGCATCCCCTCAACGATGTCTTTGGGGAAAAGCGGAGACGCTACGCCTACTACATCGCTCATGCGCCGTACCGCTTGAGCATGTTGACGACGCCAAGGATGCCCACAACGCGCTCCTGCTGGCGGAGTTGCTGCATGATCGCAACCAGCAGCTTGCCGTCATCGCCCACGTAGGTAACAAGGCGGTTGGCGAAATCAATGATGTCGGCAGGGGCCTCGCCCTCAGTGAGCTTCAGCACCTCAACCGGGCGACCCACCTTCTTCGGAGCCTCCTCGCTCTTGGCCGGGGCCTTCTTCTTGGCAGGAGCCTTCTTCGTTTCGGTCTTCTTGGTGGCCATAGAGTCTAATCTCCCTGGGCTTTGGCAAGCGCCCTAGCTCGTTTGAGAACGATACGTGCGAACAATCTTGATCGTCTGTAGCACTCATTACCGCTATTCCAATGACATAGGGCCTTGGCCCAGTTCTTATACTTTGTACGGTATCTTCTCAGCGCAGACAAGCCCGCAGCCACCAAGTCGCACCCCTCGGCGCTGCGATTTGGACAATGGTAACGCGGCAGGACTTGTAAAGGGCCAAGAGCCCCGACCGAACTCTCGGCCTCCGGGTTGAACCTGCTCTCTGTGTAGGACAAAGCGACGGCGATATGGGGTGGGAGGCCACCCTCCATGGCCCCCACCCCAACCTCCATGCAAGTCCTGAACGCACGCTCAGGGGGCTTTGAAGGCTGCCAACCCATAGCATGCATGCACAGGGTGCTGACAACGAACCACTCGGTCATTTCTTTAGATCCTCTTCGGTGATGGCTCGCCGGAATTCTGTCTCTTGGCCCTCTTTGAAGTCCGTTGTGGCCTGCACCCTCGGCACCTGACCGCGCTGCTTGGTCACAGGGGGAGCCTTTTTACGCATCATCCGCTGCGCCAAGCCCACCGCCTCAGTGGTCAGAGACCCCGACCCAATACCCAGGACAACGCCCATCGTTGGGTTTTCGGGGATCATCAACCAACCAAAACCAGCACCAGATACCACAGATACCACCCTCAACAACGTACCCCGCCACCACGGCTTTGCGCCTGTTCGCTCAATGACGCCTTGCTGAATCGCCTTCTTCACCGTCTCGGTGATCGCACCAGCAGCAAGAGCGCTGATGGCGATAACCATCGCGATTCCTTCCCATGTCAGGCCTTCAATCAATAGCCTTTCTCCTAGCGAACTCGGCTAGGAGCATAGCATCAGCGGTCGCATGAACCACCTTTTCGCCGGGAAATAGACGCTGGGCAGCGGCCTTGGTCACGTTCTTGTCACCCTTGGACAAACACCCCATAGCTCGCTGCCATGTGCCCGGAGGGACGGTCTCAAACCGCACCCGGTGACACACCAACAGGCCGCGGCAGAAGCCATACGAGGTGCCAAACTTGAACGTAGACGCCACCCCCTGCCTCGGCATCGATGACACCTTCTCAAGCATCGCCGCCTGAGTGTGCTCTCTGCATTCTTCAATGAAATCAGAGATGTCATGCTCGGTCTCAGACAGCCTGATGCCGTCTATGAACTGGCCCTTGTGGTCAATAACCACGATAGCCCCGGAGTATCCGGGGTCGATTCCCATGTATAGCCTCACCACAAACCCTCCATGCTGAATTGAGCGCCCGGCTCACAACCTGTCATGTCGCCATCTCCCCACTGAGCGGCCATCGCCTTAGCGATGCCTGTGTATGTCTTGCTTCTGAGCTTCCATCTCTCCGGGCTTGGTGCCATCCGGTGGATCTTCGCCTCTCTCCCCTCGACTGTGTGCGTTGGGTGGAGCGGTGGCAGCCCTTTCAGCCAAAAACAAGTCGCCTTGGTCTCTCCGTGGCCAAACTGCCACGGCTGTATGACCTGATCTGGCCTCCTGATCCTGCTGCTTATGATGCTTATGGGGTTCTCCAGGGCGATCTTCGGTATCGGGGCCGACAAAAGCGCCGAAACAAATGCTAGCGCCTCCTCTTGCTCTTTGAGTTTTTCCTTGAACCACCTAGCCCCGCTCACAGCCAAGTGCGTGCAAGGGGGATGGGCAATCATCAGGTCCCATCCATCATCCAGAACATCCAGCACAGATCCCTCGTAGTGAGGGCCAGGCACCTCTGTCGGCATCAGGTCGCAACTCATCGCATCGTGCCCTCTAGCTATGAAGGCATCCCGCACTGTGCCGCTGAACTCACACGCCACAAGTACGCGCATCAGTTCCCCCTCGGTAACTCGATGTGCGTAATCATGGGCTGCCTCCTCTTCTCATCAAAGACGAGCAGGACGCTGGGCGCTGTAGACGCTCCGGTATGTCCATCTGCCCTTGTGAAGTGCAGCCTGCCCTTGATGAAGCGGGCTTCTGCCGCCTTGGTGCCGTACTCGTGCCACCATGCTGTGTCGGTTCTCGCAAACACCAAGACGACAACAGTGATGCCCTTTAGGCTCTCTTCGTACGCCTTTCGCATCCAGTCTTTAACGCTTCGGCCATACGGTGGGTTGAGCCATACAGCAGACCCTCTCTGGCTCCAGTCAACGGACAGGGCGTCCTCTTCTTTGGCGATGTAGTTTGTGACGCAGGCGTTGTGGGCCGAAGCTGCGGCGTCTAGGTCAAAGCGGAACTCTGCGTTGACTGCCTTGAAGAGATCTTTCGGAGTAGCCCAGTCCTCAGACCCCGTCTTATCGGTGTCTGAGAACAGTTGTCCCTGGTTCCATGGTGAAGACTCCATGGTCAAATGCCCTCAAAGCGCATGCGGCGACCGCTCCAGCGGACATCCTCTCTCGTAAGGCTATGAGGAGGGCCATGTCGAAACTTGTCCATGCCTATCTCAGCGCAGTTGGTGGGCTCCTTGTCGTCAACAAGGCGAGGCTGCCAAGGGACGAGGGCCAGATCGCAATCGTCCTCAATGCTGCCAGAGCCCTTCGCCTGCTGAATCGTAGGACGACGACGCTCGCGCTTCGCTGATAGAACAGGCTGACTCAGAACGACAGACACACAGTCCAACTCAACAGCCATGTGCTTGAGAGCCTTCGAGTTGCTGGAGATGTCCTCCTCTGTCGTCGAGTCCTTCTTCCCAGAGCCAGACTTCATCAACTGGATGTAATCAACAACAACCATCCCGATAGAGCCATGGCGGTTCTTGATCGACTCAGCAACAGAACGAATCTCAGACACCGAACCCTTGCTCGAATCAATCACCGTGATGGGAAGACGGCCAATGTTCGTACCAGCGTTCACAACCTCAGCCACATCGTACGAAGACATCCCAGGCTGCTCGTGAACGTGAACAGGAACACCGCACTCCGCTGCGATCAAACGTGCGTAGATCTCATCTGGCTTCATCTCAAGAGAGCAGATCAAAACAGGATGACCCAAACGAGCAGCGTTAATGGCCAAGTTGTTCACCGCGAAGCTCGTCTTCCCATGACCAGACGAACTCATCACTACAACCTGCCAACCCGGACGAATACCACCACCAAGACGCTCGTCCAACAAACCAATCCCAGTCTGAATGCGGCTGTCCACCAACTCGCCATCTTGAATCTGCTTCATGCGCTTCAAGTACTGGCGAACGCCATCCCGAGCCTCCAAGCCACCAGAAGAACCACGAGACAAAGACAAGTCGCGCCAACGAGTCATCGAAGACTCCAGGGCCGACTCGCCATCCAGCTTGCGAGCCTCTTCGGCGCTGTCTACACCAGCGATGACGACTGAACGCTTTAAGGAGATCGAACGCAACGAAGAACAGTAATGAACCAAATGGCTAGACAAACCCGTCTTGTCCATCACGTTGCCCATGGTCACAAAACCACCAGAACGATCCCAGATGCCCAATGAACGCAACTCGCCTTCAAGGGTCATGGGATCAACGGGAATGGACTTGGAGCGAAGACTCAACATCGCTCGGCAAAAATGTGAATGACACTCCAAGTAGAAATCCGAAGGCTCTACACCCATCTCCTCTAAAACAACAACGCCATCAGGACTCACCAAAACACTACCAAGAACCTCACGCTCTAACTCAACCGAATGGGGAAGAGAACCATACAAAACAAACACCGTCCCTCGCGCACACGCACGCGCGCGTCTAAA